CCAGGGTAAAGGCGATTGGGAAACTAATCGGTGGATAAACTTACGTGAAGATAAAGAAAGAGAAAAACGGATACGATCAAATGAATTGTATATACAAAACTATAGACCTGTAGTTCGTGGAAATAATGCTCAATTTAAAACCTTATCTGGTACAGAAATTTATGCAAAAAAAGTAGATGGTTACAATAATGTATATATTTCGGATAAAGCTATGATTAAACCTAAAGCTCTACATAATATCAATAAGGTTACAGAATTAGCTATAAAGAAAATTAATATTGATGTAAATAATAAACCTACTATTTTAATTGCGGATTCAGCAGAAATTAACCATGCTATTGCACGGTATGATGCGGCAAATAATTTAATTTCCTATACGCCTGTTGTTGGTGATAAAAAGCAATTAATACTTCTACAGAAAGGTTTGGCGGTTGAATCTGACCCGTATTCAACACCATTTCATGAAATGTACCATTGCAAGCAAGCACAAGAGTACGAAAAAAAACACGATAAAATCACGGCAGAAAATTATTACGATTATCTTAATGATTTGCGCGCAGAATGTAAGAAAAAACTTGACACATTAGGGATTACAGATGAAAATGTAGGTGAAATCAGTGATTATGCTGAAGATATGTATTTTGTTGGAAAGTATGACGAAGTCGAAACAGAATACAATATATTAAAAATTTTGAAAAGGTGATTTTATGATTTTGATATATCCTAATGAGATAAAGGAATTAAAAAAAATATACGGACCATATATGATAGGCGCAAAGTTGAAAGATGATGCTCCTATTGAAGCTGTTGAGGCCGCAAAAAAGTTCAAAGAATGGGTAAATGAGCAATATAGATTAGCAGGTATGGAATAAAACATCGCATAATTTTGCGGTGTTTTTATTTTACGGAGGTTTAATATGAGTAAATTGCAGGCAACTGGACCGCCAATGATGAGAAACGGATAGGAGGAGTTATGGCAGAACCTAAAAGATTAGGTCGCCAGACACCAACTCAATCCGTTATATTACCATACGAAAAAACGTATGGAGAAGAAGCAATTAAACTATATGAAAAATCAAAACGTAAAGCACAGGACTGGCAGAAGTTATTAATCTACGACTTACTTTCCTATGATGATGAAGAACTATGGGTGCATTCGAAGTTCGGATATGCTGTACCTCGAAGAAATGGTAAGAACGAAGTCATTACCATACGAGAACTGTATGGCTTAATTAAAGGTGAGCATATACTGCATACAGCGCACAGAACACCAACATCTAGTTCAGCCTTTAGCCGTCTATATGACATCATGGCCAAAGCAGGATATAAAGAAAAAGAAGACTTTATTGTCACTCGTCAATATGGATTGGAAAAAATCGAGATGATAGAAGGTGGTGGACTTGCATCATTCAGAACAAGAACATCTAAGGGTGGACTTGGTGAAGGATATGATCTACTCATCATTGATGAGGCACAGGAATATCAGAATGATCAAGAGACTACATTGAAGTATGTTGTTTCTTCATCTCCGAATCCACAGACGGTATTCTGCGGAACACCGCCTACAATGGTATCCTCTGGCACAGTATTTACGCATATGAGGGAGAATACATTGGCGGGTAAGACCAGCAATACAGGCTGGGCTGAATGGTCAGTCGAAAGCATGACAGATGTCAATGATGTAGAGGCTTGGTATGAGACAAATCCGTCACTGGGTACAATTTTAACTGAACGTAAAATACGTGATGAAATTGGTGAAGATGAATTAGACTTCAACATTCAGCGCTTAGGATACTGGACCAAGTTAAATCTTAAATCAGATATCAGTGAATCACAGTGGAAGGAATTACAGGTTGATAAGTTACCTAAGTTCAAAGGAAAACTGTATGCAGGTATCCGCTTTGGTGCTGATGGCAAGAATGTGGCATTGAGTGTTGCAGTTAAGACAACAAACGATTTAATTTTTGTAGAAAGTATAGATTGTCAGCCGCAACGTAATGGCTTAGGATGGTTGGCTCGTTTCTTAAAGCAAGCAGAACTACAAAACGTAGTAATAGACGGAGCAAGTGGTCAGCAACTACTTGCAGACGCGATGAAAGAGGCTGGAATTAAGAAGGAGCCAATCTTTCCTAAAGTATCAGAAGTCATTGAAGCTAACGCACTTTTCCAACAGTGCCTAGATCAAAAACTGATATGTCACAAAGGGCAACCATCACTAACTCAATCAGTTTCAAATGTGCAGCGCCGTGCGATTGGAAGCAACGGTGGTTTTGGTTTTAAATCCATTAAAGATACAGTTGATGTATCTCTAATGGAGTCAATGATTTTTGCATTCTGGTCATGTAAGAAAACAAAAGAACGCAGAAAACAAAAGGTATTCTATTAAGGCGACTATTTTAAGTCGCTTTTTTAGATAGCATCACTTACGTATACCTCACGGATTGAAGAGGAGAAAAGGAGACTTAATAAAATGGCAGATTTTACACCAATCACAACACAAGAACAGTTAGACAATCTAATCAAGGATAGACTAGGGAGAGAGCGTGAAACGCTAGCGAAAAAATACGAAGAATATACAAGCCCTGACGATCTTTCCAAGATTAAGGGAGATTATGACAAGCAGATTGCTTCATTGACAAAAGAAGCTGAATCTTCTGCTAAAAAGTACGCTGATTTCGACCGTCAAATTACAGAAAGAGACAGTAAGATCAAGAGCTACGAGACCGCCTCGGTAAAAACGCGAATTGCTCATGAGACAGGACTACCGTATGAAATGGCGTCAAGATTATCAGGAGAGTCAGAAGATGATATTCGCAAAGATGCAGAATCTCTTGTAAAACTGATTGGCAAAAATAAGCCTATTGTACCGCTTGCTGATCAAGAAGAGAAGCATGATGGTGGAAAGAATGCTGCAGTTAGAGCATTAGCAAAATCACTTAAAGGAGAATAAAAAATATGGCAACTATTACAAAATCAACAAACCTATTTCCAGCAGAATTAGTATCAGAAGTATTTTCAAAAGCTAAGGGACATTCATCCCTTGCTAAGTTATCAAATCAAACACCTATTCCGTTTGCAGGCAATACACAGATGGTATTTGCAATGGACGGCGAAGCATCTATCGTGGGCGAAGGAGAAAATAAGCCTGCTGGTGATGCTAGCTTTAAGCCTGTAACGATCACCCCTGTTAAGTTTGTTTATCAACATCGCTTAACAGATGAATTTGTCAATATGTCAGAAGAACAGCAGCTTCCTTATTTACAGGCATTTGCTGATGGATTTGCCGCTAAGATTGCACGTGCGTTAGACATCAGTGCTTTCCATGGTGTTAATCCTTCTACAAAGACAGCTGTATCTGGTCTAGCTGCCAAGAACTTTGATATGGCTACAATTGCTACAGTTACAACAACTGCAGGTAAGGAAGATGAAGATATCGATACTGCAGTACAGGCTATCACAGGTGAAGATGGCGTTGTAACAGGTATCGCAATGGCTCCAGCATTTAGTGCTGCATTATCCAAGATTAAGGTTAATGGTGTAGCACAGTATCCTGAGTTCCGTTTTGGTCAGAATCCAGAAGCATTCTATGGCATGGCATCAGATGTAAACAACACAGTATCCTTTGGTACATCTAAGGACTTAGCCATTGTCGGTGACTTCCAAAATGCATTTAAGTGGGGCTACACTGAAAATGTACCATGCGAAATCATCGAGTATGGTGATCCAGATGGACAGGGTGACCTAAAGCGTACCAATCAGATTGTATTACGTGCTGAAGCATACATCGGTTGGGGCATCTTAGATACTGCATCCTTCAAGAAGATTGCTAAAGCTTAATCATGCAGTATAGAAACATTAAAAACGGACGTGTGATTGATGTTTCATCTGTTTTAATTAGTGACGTATGGGAGGCGGTTGAAGAGCCGTCTCCCGTAACTACTAAAGAGAAGAAGGTGGTAAAGGATGACAAACCTAGCAAGCGTAAATGATGTCAATACTATTTGGAAACATCTATCAAATGCAGAACAGGAACAAGTAGAGGCGTTATTGCCAATTGTTTCTGATTCACTACGACAAGAGGCTAAGAGGGTTGGAAAAGACCTGGATGAAATGATTACTAAGGGCGAAGTACTACCAAACGTAGTGAAGTCTGTAGTTGTAGATGTTATCTCTCGATATTTAGACCAGTTATCATCCGATAACGCTAGTACACTTTCGCAAGAATCTCAATCAGCACTAGGGTATTCATGGTCAGGAACATATGTGAATACAGGTGGTGGAATGTCTATTTTAAAGAAGGACCTGAAGCGCTTGGGACTAACACGCCAGCGCTTTGGAATGGTGGACCTATATGGCATCCATTAAGGGGATTACTATTAAAATCATTCCACAAGTTCAGACAGGTGTAGATGAGTTTAATGCTCCACTCTATGACAATGGTGAACCGATAGAAGTTGATGATGTTCTTGTCGCTCCAGTAGGTTCACAAGAAAATCTTGATATCACTAATCTCTACGGAAAAAAAGCACAGTACCAACTTGGTATTCCTAAGGGCGATACACATGTATGGACTGATGCAATTGTAGAGTTTTATGGTTATCGCTGGCATGTGTTCTCATTGCCTCAAAAGGGCATTGATAAGATGATTCCGCTACGCTGGAATGATAAGTACTATGTAGAGCGCTATGAGTAAAGGTGTTTTAGAACGTCTAGAAATCAATAGAGAAGGCGTAGGTGAGTTACTTCGTTGTCCTGCAGTGCAGTGCTATATCGAAGAACTGGCACGTAGGCAGGTATCAAGAGCAGGTGAAGGATACGAGTATAAAATAATGCACTCATCAAAGGATGGACGCGTTACAGCTCTTGTCAAAGCCACTAGCGATAAGGCAAAAGAGGATAATCTAGAAAACAATACGCTTTTAAAAAGTACACAGGGGTAGATATGGTCGAATCAGAAATTATTAAACTGCTAAATAGCAAAGGTATTAAAGCCTATATGGAGCGACCTAAGAGCGCTCCTGATGAGTATGTGATAGTTGAGAAAACAGGAACATCCAGCAAAGACTGGGTAACAACGTCAACGATTGCAATTAAATCACACGCACCGTCGTTATTAAAGGCGGCTCAATTAAATGAGAAAACTAAAAAGGTAATGGTCTATGCAAGTGTGCGAGGACTATCGTCTATACGTCTTATTAACGATTACAATTTTACAAATATTTCAACGAAAGAGTACCGCTATCAAGCGGTTTTTTCTGTTGTAACAAGACAATTTATGGAGGAATAATATGGCAGAAGCAAATACAAATAAAGCCAAAAATGTATCAACAAGTAGCCCTAAGGTAACAGGTGCTATCTACTATGCTCCGCTTGGAACTACATTGCCTACAGATGCAAAGACTGCTTTAGATGCAGCATTTAAAGGTGTAGGATACATTTCTGAAGATGGTTTAACGCGATCACAATCACGAAGCTCTAATGATATTAAAGAATGGGGCGGTGGTGTAGTAACAACTGTTCAAACGGAGTATAAAGAATCGTTTAAATTTAAGATGATTGAAACACTTAGCGATATTGTGCAGAAGGCTGTTTATGGTGAAAAGAATGTTACAGGTAAGTTAGATGGAACAACAACAGCATCAATGACAGTTAAACATAACGCATTAGAGCCAGTTGCTAATGCATGGGTAATCGATACAGTAATGCTAGATGGAACGCTATCTCGTATTGTTGTGCCTAATGCAAAGATTACAGAACTCGGCGACTTGTCATACAAGAAAGATTCTGCAATCGGCTATGATGTAACACTTAGCGCAATGCTCGATGCAAATGGCAATACATCATACGATTACTATCAAGCGCCAACTGCATAGGAGGATTAAACAATGAAAGGCAAGACAAAAACAGGTTTTGAGATTGAAATTAAAGACAGTGCATTAGATAACTGGGAATTAGTTGAATTATGGGGAGAAGCAGATAAAGGAAATACAACTGCTCTTATCTCAGCTATGAAGATTCTGCTAGGTGAGGAAGGATATAGTGCTTTTAAAGAACATGTGCGCTCACTATCTAACGATGGTGTGGTGCATGCTACGAAGATGAGTGAAGAGTTATCAAGTTTCATGTCTTCGATTAATAACGGAAAAAACTAATAGCCCTTGCCGAAATAGTTAATAAATATGGTGATGAGTTGACCTGCGACTTAGCAGAGACTTATCACCTTTTTAACTATAAGGACCTTCCACCAACAAAGGTGGCAGTTCTTGTGTTCGGCTTAGGGGCAAAATCAAGAATATATAAGAAAATGCAAGGCATCCAAGAAATCTCTGACTATTTATTGCTTCCGAGCATACATGATCGCTTATCTGAGATTGAGTATTTTTTGATACGAGACAGCAATATGGAGATGCCGACCAGATTAGTAGATCTAGTTTTAGGTCGTAAAGAAGAGATGGGTTCAAAAAAGGATACTTGCAAAACATATATGTCAGTAGATGACTTTAATAAGTCTAGATATGGAGGTGCATAATGGCAAATGGAATCGAATTAGCAAGTGCCTATGTGCGACTTATTCCGACTACAGAAGGAATAGGGAATGCTATTTCTGAAGCTTTAGGAAAAGAAACTCCAAAAGCAGGTGAAAGTGCTGGGAGAAATACAGGAAAATCATTCCTAGGCTCATTTACAAATGCAATGAGTGGAATTAGCCAATCACTTAAACCTATCGGAGACGAGATGACTAAGAGCTTGACACTTCCAATTGCTGGGCTTGCAACTGCATCCATGGCAGCTTGGAAACAAGTTGATGATGGAATGGATACAGTCATCCAAAAAACTGGAGCAACAGGTGGTGCATTAAAAGATTTGCAAGATTCAGTTGAACTCATAGCAACTAGTACAGAGTTTTCATTTAAAGATGTTGGCACAGCTGTCGGAGAAATCAATACACGATTTGGGGCAACTGGTGGGATATTAAACAATCTATCAAATAGGTTTTTGCAGTTTGCAAAAATTAATGGCGTTGATGTTAATCAGTCGATAGATCAAGTACAGAAAGCAATTTCTGCATTCGGATTGTCTGCAGATGATACGGGTGCTTTTTTAGACACATTGAACAAAGTGGGTCAGGATACAGGTATCAGCATGGATTCGCTAGAAACGGGCCTTGTAACTAATGCAACGGCTCTACAGGGTATGGGTTTAAACGCAGCGAGTGCAGCTACATTACTTGGTAACTTAGAGAAATCTGGTGTAGATGTTTCGACTGCTATGATGGGTCTTAAAAAGGTGCAAGCAAACGCAATGAGTGAAGGCATTAGCATGCAAGATGCTTTCGTAAAAGCGCTATCTTCCACAGATGGCGCAATTTCTGTGTTTGGTGCAAAGGCTGGTCCACAGTTATATGCCGCTTTTCAAAATGGCACTCTATCTGCAGATATGTTTGTTGATTCTAGCGTATCATTGCAAGATGCATTAGGCTCTGTTGCAGATACTTATACGGCAACTTTAGACCCTGTTGACAATTTTAAAATTGCGTTGAATAACATACAGTTACTCGGATATAAAATCGCTGAAGCAGTCATGCCTGCTTTAAATGAAGTTATTGCCACATTAAGTGATACAGTTGTCAGTTTAATAGATAAGTGGGAAGGATTAGACCCTGGTATGCAACAGTTTATTCTTGCTTCTGTTGGGGTTTTGGCTGCAGCAGGTCCTGTTATTTCTATTATTTCTGGCATCACAGGCTCAATTGGTAAATTATCTAGTGGAATATCGATGTTGCTAGGACATCCAATCTTATTAGCAATTGGTGCAATTATTGCAGGATTAGTTCTGCTTTATCAGAATAACGAGGATTTTAGAAACTTCGTTAATGATGCATGGAAGAACATTCAAGAAGTAGTTGGCGGTGTCATAGATGCTATTGCTGGCTTTTGGACTAGCACATTACAACCGACGCTACAAGCAATAGGTGATTTTGCACAAAATA